CATGTTGTGTGCCATGCGTCCGAGTTTGACGCAGACCATGAAGGTGATGGCTTGTTGGACGGTGAGTTGGATGCCGGTCATTGAGTAGAACAGTTCTTTGACGCGGTAGTAGTCATCGAATGGGTGTGAGTATGCCTGTTGGCGTGGCCCGTTGATGAGGTGGTGGGCTTCGGTGAGGATTTCGGAGCCGTTCGGTTGGCTGGTGGTGTCGTCTACAGGTTTGGCGTAGTCGTGGTTCACAGTTCAACTCCTTGGGCGATGTGGAGGCGTAAGCGTTCCACGGTGGCGGTGAGGTGGCTGATGTGGGTTTTGTGGGCGTCAAGTTCGTGGATGGCTGCGTTGAGTGAGTCTTCCAGGTTGTCTCGTTGTTCGGTGACGGCAGCGAGTGCGGTGGACAGTTCGCTGATGCGAAGCTGCGCCTCCTCGTTCATCTGACGTAACGCGTCAGGGTCATAGGTCATTTCTTGTTTCTCCTTGATAGTTCGGTGTGTAGGGCTTTGATTGCTGCTTCGAGGCGATCTACGTCTCCCGGTCCGACGAACAGTCGTTGGAGGAACTCAATCGCATCACGTATTTCTTGCTTGGTCATAACGGGCTTTCTGATGGGTTGTAGTTATTCACGGTTCTTCCCTGGCAGACGCAGGGCCAGCCAGAGAAGAACCGCACACTCAACGGCGATGATGCCGAGGAGAGTAATCACCACATTTCGGCTGAGGCATCCTGAACAGGAGCATCAACCTTGGCGGCGTAGAGCTTCGGTGCGTTGAACGCAGCCGACTTCTTTTCACCGTCACCCGTGTATCGGACGCTGAGCGTGGAGCCGACGAGCGTTTTGACGCCAGCCTTCTCTGCTGCTTCGCGTACTGCTTTGACCATCTGGCCGCGCACCCACAGGTTTGAGGCACCTGTCGGGGTGTCGAGGGTGAAGACGAACACGTAGCGTTTGTCGCCGTTGTCGTACAGCTTCGGGTTCCCTGCCGGGTCTTTGTCTTCCAGTTTCGTCACCTCGGTAACGACACCTGTGTGGGTGTCACCTACCTTGGCGAACTTGAGTGCAGGCAGTTTGGGGCCGCCTGCGGTTGACTCCATGAAGTCATCGGACATTGCATATCTCCTTCGTGATGTAGTGGTTGCTTACTGGGATGTATTGCAATTCGACTCGGTTGGCGTAGATGTCTTGGAAGGATGACCAAACACGTTCGGCATCACTCCATGACAGGTCCGCCAGGGCGAGTCCTGCGTTTCTGTATTTCTTGCCCGTCCGAAGTTCGCAGATGCTTCGGATGAGATCGTTGTCGATGGTCGCATCGTTTTCTGCGACTTCGAGAAGTATGCGTGCTATGCCGACCCGCCGTTCGGTGGGTGGGTTCATCGTGATGGAACCGTTGGCTTGGTCAGCGATGTCACGGATGATGTGCCGGATGGGGTCGTCAAGTACTGCGAACCGTGATTTGAGTTCGTTGACGCACGAGTCATCGACGAGGCGGCCTTCTGCTGATGTCATTTCTTCACCGGCTTCTTGACGGCAGGTTTCTTGGCTGGGGCACGCTTGGTGGGTTTGATTGCTGGTGGCGGTGTCTCGTTGTTCGGGAGGAACGGTGCCGAGAACTCAGTCTCCAACTGATCCAAACGAATCATCAGGATGTCCAACTGTGCCTCATCCAAGTCAGGCAACTTCACACCAGGTGCAGGCCAATGCTTCTTCAACAACTCTTGCGCTGGGGCTGGGAGGTTTTGGATGCGTTGGAGTGCGTCGGTGCGATTCAGGTCGGGTGCCGTGTTGCTCGGTTGAGAGGTTTTCGTATCTGTTGTGGTGTCGGCGTGGACTTTGATGTGTAGGTCTTTGCGTTTACGCCAGGCTCGCACTTCCATCGCCATCTGTGCTGCTTCCCATCCGGCAACGAGGTCGACTTCATAGAGAGATAGTTCACCTTTCCCTGCTGGTAGGTGGAGGATGACGCCACGAGTTTTGTCGATGTCGGGTAGGTCGGTGCAGCTCTTGGTGCGCCAGTCGTAGATGTATTCGGCGTTGGCGTACATTGCCATCTGTACGGCGATGGCGTTCATCGCATAGTCGATTGAACCAGTTTTGAGGTCCATGACTTGTTTCTTTTTGCGTGTGTTGAATCGTGCGATGCGGTCAGCGGTTCCTGCGTACTGATATTTCTCGTTGACGAGGAGGATTTCTACGAAGCGTGGGTCAATCACAACTCCGAAGCGTTGTATCCCTGTCGTGTACGCATCAACATCAGCCTGGAGACCGGGCAGGATTGCTGGCTTCTGCCCGATGTCAATCGCTTGGGTGAGGGCGTGGAGTGCGGTGCCGATGTTGGCCTTGCTGGATGCTCCTGCTGCTTCGATTGCTTGTTGCACGATGCGGTCGAGTGAGTTGCGGTCTTCAAGTGCGGCTGATGCTGCGACGAGTAGGTCGTTGCGTTGCACGAGTCCTGTCGCCGTCATGCGACCTTTCCACGCTGTTAGTGCTCCTTCGTCGTCCAAACATTTGGCGATGGTGGTGACACGCGGGAATGATGTTTCTTTTCCTGTGCGTGTTGAGATGAGGTAGCGACCCCATCTGTCTTTTGGTGCTTCACCGGTCGTGAAGTCGTCGGTTGCGGGCATCTCGTTTTCTCCTTGGTGTTGTGGGCTTACTGGGATTCGTATTCGTACCTTATCGGTTCGGTGTAGGGCGGTCAAGCATTGCTAGTAGCTCTGCCCAAACTTTGGCGGGGAGGACAGCGTACCAGTCGTCCACGTTTTCTGATCCACGCCGTTTGACGATGACGGCTCCTGTCCATGCACGGGCGTTGGCCATCTCGACTTCGAGTTCACGCAGGTAGCCAGGTAGGTCTATCTTCTTTTCGGCTTTCACTTCCACGCAAACACCTGGCATCCCGTCGATGTCGCCACGGTCATCAGTCCACCCGGCACGACTCCGCTCAGCATGAACCCAGCCGAATGTGCGCAGCCATTTGGCTACGAGCAGTTCGGCACGGTTGCCTTTGCGTTTATTTGGATGAGCCACGAAGCCTAATTCTACGACGCCGTTCACGACGCCGTTCAGTGGTTGTGAGTCCACCCCACACGCCGATCTCTTCATGCTCGATGGCGAACTCTAGACAGTGGATGCGCACCGGGCAACGAACACAGTATGACTTCGCTTCAATGACGAGCCGTCGCACACCTTCTTCAAAGAACAGGTCGCCTGATACGCCGTAGCAGACTGCTTCGTCGTACCACTTCGGGAGTCGTCCGATGAATACGTTGTCTTCGTTGTTCCAGTTAGCGATTGGTTCGTCGGTCATGACGCTCCAATGCACGTTTGATTCGGTCGTTGTATTGCGATTGCACATGCTGGCTGTACCAGCGCACCAGAATCACGACACCGCCGACAATGGTTGCTGCGAAGAACAGCCATTCGAGAATGTGGTAGTTGCCGTTTCTATCGTCGGGCATGAACGCCCACATCAGTATCCATCCTGCGAGTAGCGGTGCTACCACAACTATCTTTTCCATTGGTTTCATATCCAGCCTCCTTTTGGTTGGTAATCACACCGTAGGGCATCAGTGACCCAAGGTGGTGGATGCCAGTTTCATCGTGGACCATTGCTTCCAGCCGCCCACCCGCCAGATTTCTAGCCCAGCCCGCAGGTTGGTAGTCGGGTCCATCAGTTCATCGCAGTGGCTGATGATGCCTTGAGCCTGCAGGTAGCCGTCTGGCCAGTACCGGTTGGGGCGGCACCAGGAGGTGGTGTGGATTTGCATGAGGCTGAACGACTTGTCTTTGTCGCCTTTGATGTCTGCCTGGCAGCGGGACTCGAAGTAGATCACCGCAGCGACCATCGGCAGCTCTTCCTGCGGCCAGCCGACCTGGTAGGCGATGTCTAGCCAACCTGGGCAGGATTCGCCTGCCGCCGTTTGGCGTTGCGCCAGAGACGGCTCCAGACGCGTTGGGAGCGTTTCTGAGGGCTGGTTGAGGGTGGGTGGGGTGGTTGGAGCGGTGACGCTTTGTGGGGCTTCCTGTGGGGCTTCCGCAGCGTGGGCTGGGATGAGTCCGAGGATGGCCGTGATGGCGAGTATGGCTCCTATGGTGAGGGCTTTCATGGGGTGATGCCTTTCAGAGAATAACCGCACAGCCAAGGAGGAAACTGTGCGGGGTAGTCGCTGCTTGACGCCCGCCGAGGCAGAGGACTGACCAAAGCCAAGCATAGTGGACACCTCCTTGTGATGTCGCTTTTGACGCTAGCGAAGGTCTGTGCGGTTCACAATGCTTACTTTTATGACCATTCCGAGCGGTATGGAGAGGACGCTGTCAACTTGGTCGTCGCTGCCGATGCTTTGGACTAGGACTACGTGGTCGCGTTTGGCGTCGGGGATGAGCCAGCCGGCTGATTTGACGGCGTATGGGTCTTGGTCGAGGTGTTCTAGGTCCATCCAGTCGGGTTCTGAGTGGGTGTCGTGCCAGGTGACGACAGCGAACAGGGCTTCGTTTACGTCAGCCATACCACGTACTCCGCGGTCACTTGCCCTTTGTCTGGGTTGACGAAGTGGAGGCGTTGGGATGGTTTGCCTGTGGCGGCCACGAACTCTTTTGCGTACTCGGAGTCCGATTCAGGGCTGCCGGATACGAAGACTCGTCCGCCGTTGGCGAGGGTCATCGTGATGTTCTGGTGGTAGTGGCCCATGTAGCAGTCGCCGAACTCGCCGATCACACCTGATGCCCAGGCGTTGACTTTGCGCATGATGCCGAACGCTGGGACATTGCCACCGAATGACTTCACTTCGTCGCCGTGGACAAGAAGGACCTGATAGTTGCCGATGGAGAACCGCTGATACCAGGCGTCGGAGTGTTGCCATGTGGCAGGCAAATCTTTGCAACGGTCTTGGGCGATACGGTACGCCATGCGGTCGACGTTGTCGCCTGCGTAGGTTCCGTCACCGTAGCGACCCAACCTGCCGTGGTTGCCCCATTCGCAGACGATGCGAATCGGCTTAGCAAAGTTCGCTTGGAGCGTTCGCACCATGCGCTCGATGATGCGAGCAGTTTCAAAGAGCTGCTCAAACAAGTGTGCTTCAATTTCCCACACCTGTGTCGGGAAGACGTTGCCGCCACCTTCCACCATGTCGCCACCGAACATGATGACGCATTCGTCCACAGGGTGGTCTTTGCGTTGAATGTCGGTGAGCGTGATGATTTTGTCGGTGAACTCAGCGATGCGACGGTCGGCCACCGCTATGTTGTACGACGAAGTCTTTTTGCCTAACTGCCAGTCGGTGGCGTGAACCAACGCGACCTCATGTCCTTTGCGTCGCTTGTCCACGGCAGGTCGCTTGGCAACCTGTCCTCGACCGGAAGCCTTGGCGGCCTCATACGCCGCCTGGTAGATCGCTTGGACGATGTCGTCGGTTCGCCGCTTGTTTCGGGCTGCGTCACCTTGCGCCTTTTTGAGGAGTCGCTGAAGTTCATCTATCTGAGCCTGCTCGTCGTATGCGCTCATGCTTTGGCAATCTCTTGACGCATCCGTGAAAGCGCAGAATACGAAATCTTGAACCCTTTGTTTTTGATAACGCGATGAATGACCGCATTGTTGATGGCGGGGTCTTTGCAGGCTTTCACGTAATCTTTCCAACTTGCTTCGCCGAGGAACTCTTTCAGACGTTCCTCGAACTTGTGTCGGCTAGGACACTTTTCTGCTTCCAGTTTTATTGCGTCGAATAGCTCTCCCATTATTGGCCTCCTTGATGTGCCACTCTAGATGTGAGTCCACCTTACCCTCGACTCTGTCCATTGTGTGGGATACCCGATTCAATGCGTCCACGACAGCGGCATGGTCTTTATGGTTCTCTTTGCGGAACTGTTGGATGACTGCGACGATGATCGCCCCAACCGCTGCGATAGTGGCGACGATGATGGGAACGTAATCCATAACCCGCTAATCCTAGTCAATCACCCTCGGTGGTTGTCCAGTCACATATCGGATGTGCCACGGTTCAATCTTCGGTATCTCCCACGACCAACCAAGCCTCGGTGCCCACTCCGCCAAGAACTCCAACCCTGACCGCTTCGCTCGCGCAGGTTTCGTGGTGATGCTCACCACAGTTCCGTTCTTCAACCGCAACGCAGCATCAATCGCCAAACCGAGTCCATGATTCGACGTACCCGGTGTGGCGACAGGCGCACCAACATGCAGGTACCAGACCTGACCGTTCCAACGGCGAGTCGTTTGCGTCTGCCGTTTCGCATCAGGGAACGTGCGCATCCGCTGCTTGAACAACGCAACCTGATCCTCAAGCGGCCGATAGTCACCTACCTGGGCGAGCACCAACTTCTCATCCAACGCCTTGACTCTCAACATCTCCCACGCTTCCGCAGCCCAATGATGCAACCTGCCAGAAGGCTCAATCGGCTTCAACAGTTTCCTTGGCAGTTCACCGTTGGTGACACCTCGAAGGTCAGGAGGCAGCTTGACCGGAACAACCGGCAGCAGCATGACGGGTTAGTACGAGCCGCGACCGAAAGCGGGGTCGTTCGGATTTATCCAACGAATGATCGGTGGCAACGCAGCCGCCAACGCAGCCTTCACCAAATCATCAGGAGCCGTACTACCCGTCGCCACCACAGCCACAACAGCGGCCAACACCGAACGCGCATACGACAACAACATCTGCTTGTGTTCGTCTTTGATGAACATGACTACGACTCTACCTCAACCAACCAGAGCGGAAATCTCGTCATCGGTCAATCCTAATGCGGCAAGTTTCGCTAATGCGCTTGCACGTGAGGCGATTTTTGCGTCTGCTGCTGCAGCAATTTCGGCTGCAACGGCAGGCCATTCTGCATCGAGTGATGTTTTTGACGGTTTCGCACCGCCATCAAGCATCGTAAGGGTGTCATAGTCGTTGGCGTTGATTGTCCATTCGCGTCCAACGTGACGGCGGCTCAGTACTGCTGCGTAGTCGGTCATGGTGTCACTTCCATGACGGTAATCGTTGACGCTGCACGACCACGACCAGGATCGTCAGTATCACTTTCGGCACGATTGATGTGCATAGTGTTTGCACCAGCTTGGCTGGCAATCTGTATTTTGTAGGTTGTTGCACTTGTTGTTGCTGGACTATCCAAAAACGTGATAGTTGAAGAAATAGTGTTCCCAATAAAAATCCCTGCTGCAATCATCGCTGCGACGGTAGTGCGGGTGCCGGATGCGTCACCTGCAGCAATACTTGTAGCACCTCGCAACAAACGAAGATACATACCAGCAGTGCTGGCTGTGCCTTGCCCGTTCACATTTACAATCACCAAAACTTTATTGCTTGCACTTGTTGGAGTAATTGAAACGCTTAGACCCGTAACATCCGCAAAAGTAGAGCTAGACATTGTGAACGTATCGGTTTTTGTAGTGCTTTTGACCTGCACAACAGAACTAACGGCACTCCAAGCCGACCCGTTATACACCTGCAAACCTGTCGCAGTTGAGTAGGCGGTCATCCCTGTTTCTGGCGTGGGCAACGCCGAGCCACGCTCAGCAGTACCAGCAAACACCATGACGGCCTGATCCATCAAATAGTTTTGAACATTGCTTGCAGTCAGGATTTCACCTGACTGAAATGTACGGAACCCTGCACCCATGCCAGTTATCCTAGCCCAACCAACTCATCGTCAAGTTCGTCAGTGTTCAGAATGAACTCGGTGTATAGGTCTGCTGGTGAACACTGCAAAACGACGGTGTGATTCGAGGGCGAAATCTTGTGGTCAATACCCTCCACAAACAAGTCCTCCACCACCGGGTTAGCCACATTCGGGAACCGCTTCGACACCCGAATCTGGTCACCAATCTCCAACACGGCCACCACATCCCGCTGCGCCTCACTGATGCCGTTCATAGAAATCTCAATGTTGCTGAACCAATACTGCGGCAGTTCGCGCACCAGATACCCGGCAAGGTCCTGGGCGAACGCCACGCCCGTCTCAGGGTTGATGGAGTTGTCCAGAATCGTGACAACCTGCGCCGAAGTTTCACCGAACGAAGAAACCGATGTAGCCGAAGTTGCCGTAACAGCCTGCAAATCGGTTGTCGTAGGAGCCGTAATCGCATTCGTATCCGAAACCACAACCTGCACATTGTTGACCACACCCTGATCCAAAGTGAGCTGCTGCGAAAACGATTGAGTGTTCTGCTGAGCCAACCCAGCCAACAACAAGTCGTAGTCATCAGCAGGTAGCAGTTCAGAAGTAAAAACAAGTGTCACTTGTACACCACCTCAAAACTGCGGAACGGAATATCGCCGTCACCAACATCAGAGAAGTTCGCCACAATGTTCAACACCTCACGACCAGTACGAGCCTGCGCCACCAAAGCACCAGACCTGTCGATAAAGATGCGACCCTGCTCGGCGGTCTGAATACGGCCAAAATACTCCGACACCTTCACTCCACCCTCAACCAACTGAGTGCCCAACTTTGCGACACCCGCCTCAATGACACGTTCACCCGGCAACACAAACAGTTGCACCTCAGCACGGTCCAGAATCGCCTCAACGCGAGCACCCGACAGTTGAGCCGTAGGAGTATGCCGATTTATGGAAACCTTGTCCAACACCTTCAAATCGTCGGTAGCAGTCACCGTCACATACGACTTGTTATCCAACGTGATCTGCTGATTGTACGACTGAATCTGCCCCACGAACAGCTCCTCACCGTCACGAGTCACCTTCACCCGCTTCGTTGGAGTGAAACCGAGACGGTCCTCCACCGTGTCCCAATACGGTGACGCAGAGTTCACCACCGAGAAATCACCGTTCACGTCATCAATAACAATCGTGCAACGCCCAGCGTCAATCGGTTGACGGAACTCGTTACGACCACGAGCAATGTTCACCGACAACACATACTCAGTCACATCAAAGAACTCGGTCGTCCCATCCAACACATCCGTCCCATCCAACGTCGATGAATCCAACACGAACGCATCCGTCAGAAACCCGGCATCCAAAAACACGCCATACTCACCGAAGTTCAACAGGTTCTTCGCCACTACAGAACCTGCACCTCAAGCGGCCCGAAGTTGCGGTTATAGGTGCGCAACGCATCCACCAACTTCTCAGGCAAATCAGCGTCAGCAATCGTCGAATACACATTCACCACCGTGTCACCCATCATCATCTGACCGTTGTTGCCGTAAGCCGCAATCGGGTCAACCGTTGCCGGCATCGGAATCAGCCCCGAAGCAGGACGATTCGCAGCAATCTTCGGGAACATCTTGGCTGCATCAGCCAACTCCTGAATCGCCGTCTTGTAATCATCAAGAGCTTTCGTTTGAGCCTTGATGGCTTCCGTGTACTCCTCAGCAGCAGCAGTCTGGGCACGTTGAGCCACCTCAACAGCACTCTGCAACGGCAACAACTCCTCGTCACCTTCACGCAAACCATCGGTAGCAATACGCAACTGGCGACGAGCCTCAGTCAACCCGTTCGTGGTTTCAATCTGCCGATCCTCAGAATCAGCAACCGTGAACTTCGCTTCAGCCAACTCAATCTCGGCACGACGAATATCATCCGCAGTAGCCGTAGGATCGCCACGAACCTCAGCAAGTTTTCGTTCAGCGTCACGAACCGCAATGATTGATTCCTCATGCGCAAACTTCGAGCGGGCCACAGTACGTTCAGCAGCCGCCACAGCACGTTGAGCGTTCGCAATATCCTCAGCCGAACCACCCTGCTGCGCTTTGAGCAACGCCTCGTTCGCCGCAGCCAACGCATCGTTAGCATCAGCAACCGAACTCGTTGCACCCGACACACGCTTCTGAGCAGCACCAAACGAATCCGACGCACCCTGCGCAGACTTCAACACCTGCGTATATTGCGCAACCTTCTCTTTGGCGGTTTGCACCGTCTTGGCTGCACCACCAGTCTTCTCATCAAACTGACCTGTCTTGAATGTGGTGACGCCGTAGGAGCGGGCAAGAGCTTCCAGGCGGTTCGTTTGCGTGTTGAGAGTGTTGACGGTTCTTGACAGGCTGGAATTGAGTAGCAGCACCTTGCCAGTCAGATAGATGTAACTATTCCCGGCTGCCCGAACGATGCCATCAGAACCAGCAACAGCGGCCTGCATCTTCTTCGTTGCTGCTTCGGCTTTGAACATGTTTTGCGCCAACATGGCAGTCGCCGCAGCCAGGGCACTGAACGCGATAAGGAACCCACCGATACCTGAAGCGGTAATCGACACACCAAACGCCTTCGTCGCAGCTGCAGCCAATCCAGCCGCCACCGCATAACCCTTCAAAGCAAGCCCGCCGAGGGTAATCATCCCAGTGAAACTAATGAGCGCAATCAGGGCCGTAGAGAACAGAATTGAGTTGTCCTCAATCAGTTGCGCAAACTTCGTCAACGGTCCAATGACCGCCGTGATTGCAGGTATGAACGCTGCACCAATCGACTCCTTCGCCTCATCAATACTGTTGCGAAGAATCTTCATCTGACCAGCAGTCGTATTCGCAGCAGCCGCAGCCGAACCAGAGAACGTAGAACTCAACTCGGTGAACACCTGATCCAACGATTGACCTTCTTTGACGTTGTCACGCAACGCTGGAACCAACGCCACCAACGACTTGAAGTTGTCTACGTTCGCACGCGCCAACGCATTCGACACCTCAACGAGCGGAGCCCCGGTAGCGGCAGCAATGTCTTGAGCCAGAATGACTTGCTGCTGAGCCTTACCCAAATCACCAGTAGCACGAACCAGTTGCTCAATCGAGGGACGCAACTCAGAATCCGTGAAACCCGTTTGGCGAGACTGTGCCTTGATGAACTTCTCAGTTTCGGCAACCGCTTCCTTCGTCGCGCCAGCAACGTTCTGAAGGGTCTTGGCTAACTTCTCCTGCTCAGCCTGGTCTTCAATCGCAGCCTTCGCAGCACCCGTAGCGAACGCGGCCATACCAGCCAGGGCAACAGCCGACACCGCAGCAATCTTCTGGAAACCCGGTACAAGTTCATTGACTTTCTTGTTCGCTATGCCGTAGGCATCCGTTGCCGCTTTGCCGACTTCACCGAAGGCTTTGAGCAAGTCCTTCGGGTCGGCAATGAGCTTGACAAGAAAAGAACGTTCAACGGCCATGACAGCCGATTCTACTCAGTCAAAAGACAACGACTTTCGCAGTTCAGCAAACTCGCCACGCAACGCCACCGCAACCTGCTGCCGAGTCATCCCATCAAACCGAGACAAATCCTGCGGCTCATTCCACCACGACTCATTCTGCCAATAATGCTGCGCTTTCCTCGGCCTACTTTGCGCAGCCTTCGGCATCGTCGCAGCAACAGTGAACCGTGGCGCAACAAACAGTTCACCCAACTCGGCATCCAGAAACTCGCCCTGACCAATCTTGCGTTCAGGGATACGACCTCTCTCATATTGCGGCAGATAGAAGATTCGAGCAGGGTCTTTAGTCGCCGGGTCACCAACCACATTGATGCGTTCATGCAAACGAGTCCACACCTCACCCCAACGATCGGCTGGCACAGGATGTTTCAACGGCAACACAAGATGCCAGTGCTGATCGTTCGGACGATGCGACCAAGTCGTGTACGCCATCCACTCCAAACCATCCAGACGGGCATGGTCAAACGCTTCACCGTCCATGTCAACGACGAGACACGTGACAGCCTCCACGTTGCGATTGCCGCGAGTCGTACCAGGCGTGTAGATGACGGGTGACCACAAGGCGCGACGGTCCTTGCGATACGACTCTTTGCTGACGCACAAGCGTGCGAATAGTTGCACCCATGAACCAGCGAACGGTTTGGGTACTACTGCTTTGGTGAAGTCGAATCTGACTGCACGGACGTTGTCTAACTCAATAGCAGGAAACATGGCGGGCTCCTTACAGGTCAGCGTAGCGTCACTTGGCTCCCGAGGCAAGCTCTTTCAAAACACGGTCAATTGCCTCGCTGTATTCCTTGGCGATGAAACTCTTCGAGTCCCGGACAGCCTGCCAAAAGAAGTAGCCCTGACGGCCACGATGACGCAAGAACTGTTTGGTTGTGGGTTTGCGACCGCCACCGAACTCGGCACCGAAGAACACGTCACCAGCGTTCACCTTCGTCTTGCGTTTGCGATTCGGGCGGGACGCTGACACAAAGCCACGGTTATGATCCAGTTTGATTGTCGGTATCCGGTCGCGTCGAGCACGCAATTTGTCCACCACGGCAGCAGCCTGGGATTTACCTGAAGAGCCGGGGCGATTCGGGCCGTGCTTGGGTTGAGCGTTCGCATTGATTTTCGCTCTATCCACAACATGCTGCGCAACCTCTTGCGCAGCGATACGCATCAACTTGTTGAACTCTTTATCAGCCTGCCCTGCGATACGAAGAAACTCAAACAACCCATCGGCAGCGAACTGAACATCACCGGCACGACCAACCGCTTGAACAGCCATATCAACGATTGTACGGTGTGTTCGGGTTCTGCTTCACACTCTTCCAACGCAGATACGCAAACATCGTGTACAACATGCGTGGACTTTCAGCCAGCAACACTGACGGGGCAATACCCGTCTCAACCGCCAGGTAGGCGATCAACCAGTGGGCTGACTGTTCCCCAAAGGGAGTATCTTATTATCCTCCGAATCGCCGAGACTTACCATTGCCACACCTTCACGCCACTGTTCAAACGACAAAGCGTGAACCTTGTTTCGTTTCTCACAATGCCACGCCAACCAGCCCAAGTCACGGACTTTCATGTCCGCTTCAATCTTGGCCATTGAACAGTTGTGGACTTCTTCAAATGCGCAGAAATCTGCGTATTGAACGACAGCGAGTCGTTGCTTGCCGTCGTGGTCCTGAACGAGCAGACCTAACTTCATTATCTACCTCCGCAGGTAAGGGTTGATGTGATTAGGCTCCGGTTGACTTGGTGATCGCACCAGAGATTGGGAACGTCACATCGGCTGTGGCAAGTTCGCCAACTGCACCGTTCACTGGAGTCCACTCGGTTACGAGAACCGAGCAGGTGTAGGAAGGGTTCGCCGAAGAAGCGGCAGCGGTTCCGTTTGGCTTGATGACGCAAGTGACTGCGGTTGAGCCGACAAGTGGGAAGAAGATTCCATCAATGGCGTTGTAGTCGTTGTGAATTGCGAACGTCACCGAGTTATCAATCAGACCCGACACGCGAGTGATTGCTGTCGAACCGAATGCGGTTGTTGCAACTTCAGCAGCGGAGGTGGTGAGCGTTACCGCTGCCACGTTCGCAGAAATGTCCGTGCCGTTGAAAACCACGTTGACATCTTTGAGGACCAACTTTGCCATGATGTTTTATATCTCCTGCCTTTTGGGCACTAGAAGGATTCTTGCTGACTCAACTCTACCCGACCATGCGGGTCAAGTCCACAGGCTAAGCGTACACCAACAGTTGAAAATCCACCGTCAGATACAGGGTGTCGTTTGCATCAATGTTGGTGATGTTCGTGGCACCAGTAACAATCAGGTCTTGGACGATGCCACCCAGAGTACGGTCGGCTTCGAGAGCTGCACGAACCGACTGCGCACCGTCATAGGCGACATACCCGTCTAGTTTGTCCTGGGCGGTACGCTCCGAGGCTCGTTGCACCACCACCGTCACCGTAAACCTGTTGACGATGTTCCCTGCACCCATCGCCCCGTGATACGTAATCTCATCCAACGTCGCAAACGCAAACGGTGGGTTCACCTGGTCAGGCTGATAGTCGTAGGCCCGTAACCCTGGGATTGTTTGGATGGCTGTTTTGATGCCGTCTTTGATTTGGCTTGGGGTGGCGGTCATGCAAACATCCGCATCCGACGATACGGCTCAACCAACTGAGCCATGTCAGGGTCAAGGAATCGAGAGACACGAATAGCACCCAGATCACCGAAGCCGGCTACGCCGAGCGGCGAATCGTAACGCTTGAAGATGCGTGACGACTGGATGATGCAAGCCTGCGTTATCGGGTCAGGTACCGCAGCCCAACCCCACTTCGCTGTCACCTGCACCAACGCCTGCTCACCATAGTTCGCATTCACGGTCGGGAACAGATAGTCGCCGATGGCACGAATCTTGTCATAGGACCACGTAAGGCCATCGAGCACACCGTTCAACGGCTCCAACTGGTAGTCGGTGGTTTGCCACGTGACATCAAAGTTTCCGTCAGCGAACGACGAAGTCTTCAACACGAAATCTGTGGTCGTATAGAAGTCGTCGCAGTCAGTCCAGTATTCGTTGTTCGCTTGGAACACGCGAGGCGTAGCAGTAGCCACAGCCCAGAACTGACGGTTGCAATATCCGTCAATGAGACGTGATGCGGCACCAACACAGTTCTCAATCAGCGTGTCATCAGCCGTGTCGGCAGTGCCGATCCGCAAAGCTGCTTTGACTTGATTGAGTGTGGCGTAGCCGTTTGTAATCATTCCTGAATCTCCGACAATTTGAGCAGTTGCTGTTCTCCTACATTAGTGCCTTTGCGACGGTTGCATCTCCTACAAGACAATGCAATATTTGATGGGTCAGACGACCCACCCCGTGAAACGGGAATCAGATGATCCAATTCTGCATTTTTCAGAGATATATTTTGAGCGCACATATAGCACTTTCCGCCATCTCTCTCATAGATTTCGTATCGTCTGGCGATAGAGACAGTTCGAGTACGCGCACGATGTTTGGCCGTATGATCCATTGATTTACAGGTTTTGCTGCAATATATTGCGTGAAATTTGCGTTCTTGCAAAGAGCCAGAACATCTACGACATTTACCCATATTGATCATCCTGCGCACCTTGCGTTTGTTTTGATTCGTATATGAGCAAAAGTAAGAACAAGCCATATGACTTGGCCTAATTTGTGTAAATATTGAGTCGCAAATAAGGCATTTAGCAGTTTTTCCGCGATGCCACTTCTCAATTGTCACCGTTTTATGCTACCCCACCCGATTTGCCGATAAGCCACTGATTGCCAACAACCTCAACCTGCGCACCAACCGACTCAGCAAACCTGTAGACATCGGTACGAACCGCATCCCACCCCAAGTCGTCACCCATCAGCACACCACCCGCAGCCAACAAACGCCACGCCGCAGACAACTCCAAAAACGTCTCATCGGCCTCATGCGCCGAATCCACATACACCACCTCCGGGCGAACATCCAACACCCGTTCCAGCAACCTCATCCCCACAATCGCCGAAGCACAAATCGGGGTAATCACATCAGCAAACCCAGCCAACTTCACATTCGCCAGGAACCGTTGCCGAATCGTCGGAGCACCATTCTCCAACGCCAGAAACCGCCACTTCCCTTCACGCACCAACTCCTGCTCCCACACCCACATGTTGACATCGCCAGTGAACGGATCAATACAAACGATGTCCAAGTCGTGACCCAACTGTTTCGCCGTGGAAGCAACCACCAACGCCGACCCACCCAACATCGACCCCACCTCAACCCAAAACTTTGGGGAACGCTCCCTCAACACACGCTTCACCAAATCGGCAGTCAGATTCGTATGCGGATACCCGTTATCAGACGGACCGTAATCCGCGTACACATCCTGCGAACCAAACAACGTCGCCCGCAACTTGCTCGTCAACACACCCATCAGCCGACATCCCTCAACCGGGCAGGCCACTCCGACCCACGAATCACCCGACCAGCCTTCACATCCTCAAAGAACCGACGCACCTCAGCAACAGCCGCATCATCAGGATGCCACGACACCTGCTCCTCATCCTCAAAATGAAACATCTTCGCACGCTTATCAAAATGAACCTCAGCACCCCACACCCGCAACTCCAACCAACCAATCCAATCCCGCCACTTGTGGCACCTCTCAGGCACCTCCCTCAACACAGCCATCCGAGTTGCCCTGAACCCAGGCATATGATTCCCTGTCTGCAACATCGCATCCCACTCAACCGTGTTCGCATGACACTCACCTGAAGCATGACGACACGACACATGCACAGCATCACCCCTCAACTCCAACCCAACCAAAAAATCTGGGTCCAGCCGCTCATCAACACCAATCAGCATCACCCACTCAGATTCGACATGCTCCAACGCCTTATCAAACGCAGGCCACACCCGCTCATCCCAGAACGGCACCACCGTCCACCAATCAGGGAACTCTGCCTCAACATCGGTAACAAGAATCAGTTTCGCTGGGCGAGGATTCATAGCCTCAGCCATCTGCGTGAACGACGCACCAAACTTGTCCCAATAGCGCTGATTGCACGCCGAATAGATACTGATTCGGTCGTCAACCGCAATCATCAGCGCGTCTTGAAAACGAAGATGTGACTCAACTCGGCAGGCTGATCCTCAATATGCAACAGCTCACAACCAGCGAACATCTCCAACACATCGTTCACCGTGAAATCATGCAGGTGATGTTCGTTCATGTGTTTCGTCGGACGGGTAGGAACCGAACACACCACCAACCGTGAAGCCTTCGCCAACTCCTTAGCCAACCGGACAGGGTTCTGCACATGCTCCAAAGTCTCAAACGTAATCGTCACATCCCACGCTTCATCAGCAACCCACTCATCCAAATTGACACCACCCAGAAACCTGCCATGCGCAGCAAACGTCCCTGAAGACTGAATCTTGTCAATCCCCAAATAGTCAACCTTCTTTGTCTCAGCAATCACCTCAGCCCCGTAGCCGATACCGCACGCCACGTCATACACCTTCTCACCCTCGACAAGCCACCCGGCAGCCAACTGGTAGCGGTAGATGTGGCCGTCCCAGCCACGCCAAGAATCCTCGGGGATGCGCTCAATAGTCATTCAAAGAACCTACCAGCGGTGACGCATACCGAGCGTCGACCCATGACCAACATGATAAATCCACGTCACCGCAGGACTGTTCACAAACTTCGCCCCAGCCGCAGCACACTTCCTCACAAAATGAAAGTCGTAGCCAATCCGATTGTTCTCCGAATCCACCACATACGAATCCGCATCAAACCCGCCAGCGAAACCGCCAACCTCCTCCCACAAAGACCGACGCATCAGAAACACGTTCGTAATCTGTCTGGGATGATTGTTGTCAAACGGCACCCCACGCCACCTCTCCAAATGGCCGCCATCCCCACACGACGAATACGCGAAATGAGTGAACGCCAAATCTGCCGAGTTGTCCTCAACCAGCGACCACAACGTCTCCAAATGATGAGGCAGCCACTCATCGTCATCGTCCAGGGTGGCTACCCATTCCATTGTGGAGCCACGCACAGCAGAATCTAATGTTGCTGGACCGCCACGCCTATTGTGATCCACGCTGATGATGTGCTCCTCGGGTCGCATCGTCTGAGCCTGCACCGAACGCACAGCCCTCGACAGCAACTCCCCACGAGGAGGAATCGTCGGAGTACACACCGACACAGGAATCAGTCCCACGACAAATCCAGCCTTCTCTGCAAATCCCAATCCAACGCAACGTCACCAGTCATGCGTTGCTCAAACAGTATTCGGTTTGCATCAAACGTCGCCTGATTCAACTGCTTGAACTTGTCCGACGAATTGAGCGTGGACGAGTTCCGATGGAAGATAGGTGCAGTCGAATACTGGATGTCTACACCTTTGCGTTGCGCACGAATCTGATAGTCGTTGTCCTCAAAATATGCAGGATGGAAACCTTCACAGAACAACCCGACCTTCTTCACCACCTCAGCACCCAGCCAGAAACATGCCCACGGTGGTTTCCCACCCAACACCAGATTCTCTGGTGTGGCCTGCATGAAGAACTCTTCCACACCGTTCGCACCGAACCCGATGTCATGATTCACAATCATCCACCCGCTCGACTTGCATGTCGCTTTGATACCGAGATTCCATGACGCAGCCACACCAAGGTTCGTTGGCATCCGATAGTGGTAGATGTTCCGAGCCTTGTCCGTGTACGGCATCCACCTCGGATGGTTGCCGTTATCAATCACCACCAGGTCGCCAATGAACCCGTCAAACGACGCAAGCATCCTGTCCACCCGATCATGCTCGGTGAGCACCGGCACGATTACGACTGGGACGAACGGCACCACGCAGCAATCTCCTTCATCGCAGGCTTCCAATACTGGTCGTACACAACATCGGCGTCGTACTGCTTAGCAAAATCCACAGCCTTCTTTGACGGCCCGCGAGGAGCGTTGTACGCCTCCTCCAAAGCGTTCAAAATGCTTGCCACATTCGGCGTAAAGAAGAACGCGCCCTGTAGCGGGTCCCACCACGGCTGACCCTCAACAATCCAACCATCCCCAACCAACTCAGGCTGAGCCGTGAAATTAGAAACAATCACACGAGTCCCGCACGCCTGAGCCTCCACCACAGGAATACCGAACCCTTCACCCATCGACGCAGCCAACAGAACGTCAGCATCGCTGTATAGGGCCGCCATAGCGTTGTGAGGAAGCCCAATGCGGTACAGGTAAGGGTCCACCCATTTGATGCGCTCTGGCGCTATCCCAACGGCTGTGGCGAGGGCTGTGAGATTGATACCACCCATCGACTGGGTCGCCTCACTGTGCATATACAGAACCGCATCAGGATGCTTCGCAGCAAACATGCTGAACGCCATAAAGTTCTCAGCGAACGCCTTACGGCTCGGAGAAACACCCTTATTCGCCGCAGTCATCATCACCACAAACTTGTCCTTCTCAAACCCCATGATGTCCCGACCAGTCAACACCTGATTCGCACTATCACGCACCGAAGGAGTCGGCTTGAATATCGGCTCAATACCGTGGGGCACATACAAGCTGCGAACATTCGCCTGGTCAAACTCATTCTTCCCAAACTTCGACATCGCAATCGGCATCACATTCGAACGCACACACCACTTCAACACATCCGGCGGACACGGCGCATGATCCACAGGAACCCACGACGCAATATTTGGCACCTTCTCCAGATTCGGAGCCTGCAACACCCACACATCAAACAACGTCATCAACAACTTCGGCAACGTGCTCGCCTGAGTCCACTCCATCCAATGCGCAACAAGCACATCATCGCTATACGGATTCAATCCTCTCGGATAAATCTTTATCCCATTCCACGTAGATGTCGAACCCTCAAGTCCGTACATTGCGTGAATCGCTACTTCGTGCCCTTCTTTGATGAGCCTTTGGACCGCTTGCTGGGTTTGCTGACCGTAGCCCGTTCCCGCCCACGGCGCGTTGGAGTACCAGAGCGCCCTGACTGCGTCCGAGGTTCTACGACTGACTCCTCCCACAAGTGAGCCACGCCCCGCTGCAAGAGCAGGGTCGCCTCCAACTCCGGCAAGTCCACTGGAACGTTCTTTATCACTACTCGCATTCACGAAACCCTCCTATGCAGGTCAACTCAAACTCTAGCCTACAAAAGTCAAAGCGGCCCGACACCACCCTGCGTGTGGGTGCCGGACCGCTCGACTTATGAGTCCCCATCAAGGGACTTCATCTACAGCGTTATCAGCTGTTGTTGATGAAGTACTTGACGTGGCTTGTTTGTGGCAGGTTGCCGTCTACGCGCATTGAAGCACGGAAGGTAACGAGATCCGCATTGAATGCGAAGTCGTCGCTTCGGTCTAGACGCAGACCGCCAGCCATACGCACGTAGTACGAAGGCAGATGGCCGAAGATAACCGACTTTGCAGCCGATGCTTGAGCAGCCATTGCTGGGTTTTCGTACACAGGGAAGGCAAGCAACTGGTCGTTGCCATCTGCCAGCGCTGGGCTGAAGATGTAATAACCAGCAGTGTCCTTCAACTTGCGCACTGCACCCAACGATGCGGTGTTCATCATCCAGCCGACGCCAGGCAGACGACGCGCTGCGCCGTTCAGGCTGTACGCCAAGTCGATGAGGTTGTCGGCAGTGAAGAGGCCGCCAGCGGTCGTGCCAAGCACGCCCGAACCAGCAGCAGCAACGATGCCTTTTGGCTTCGATGATCCGTCACCAGTGGTGAGGTCAGCGTTCACTTTGAAGCCCAACGCATTACCCGTCTGGGTTGCGATGAACGACAAGATGTCGACGCCTGCATCTTCGATGAGTTCACGGCTCAATTGCACCAGGAACGAGTACTTGTAAGCACCCAAGGTGATGAAGCTGTTGAACGTCGGGTCTGACTCGTCGATTGCGGTGCCTTCACCCGTGATGGCTGCTGTTGACCAGCCAGCCTGTGATGGGATTTGAAGGTTCTCGCCACCGGCAGTGCGAAGCACTGTGGAGGTGTCCAGCATTGGGCCGACCAAACGAGCCTGCTCAATGACCTGGTTGTAGAACGAGGTTGGAACTGGTGAACCAGTCGAGGTCTTGACAACGTCACGAGTCTCGAACGTGTGGCTGCGGATTTCGCCGCGTGCCATCGCACGGAGTGTGTCTTCGTCGCCACGAACTGGCTGAGCCTGTGGACGAACCTGTGCCGCAATTTCGCGGGTGGCCATCTCCACTTTGACTTCACGCTCTTGATCCGCCTTCAAGGCTGCAATCTTTTCTGCGCGCTCGTTCAATTCAGCGTTCATCTTCTGGTAAGAAGCCTCTTCTTCGGAGGTGAGGTCACGCTTTTCGGCTGCGGCCGTGTCGAGAAGAGCCTTTGCTGCTTCCCAAGCACGCTGACGCTGCTCGACTTGACGGTTGATGTAATCATTCATGATGTTTGTGTCCTTTCAGGACTTAGATATTTTTGGGTACGCAAGGATTTGCATTACACCCCGACAGGCTCCTGAACGGGCACTCTCGCTGACGGCTCCGTCACACGATGTGTAACAGAAAGACTAGGCGATGTCCTTCACTAAATCAAGTTGCTTCTGCAACACCGACAACTTCGTCGTCACATGCTCCGGCTGCTTACGCAACTTCGCCACAACCTCACTCAACAAACCAGCCTGATCGTCATTCAGCTCCGACCCAGCCTCCAACACCGTGATTGCCTCAGCCAACTTGTCGGCATCCGTAGCAGTCCTCTGAGCCAACACATCCACCGAACGCACCGTAGCCGCAGTCGCCTGATACGCAGGAAACCCAGTCACCACAGAAACCTCATACAGGCGCACCTCTTTCAGTTGACGCACCATCCCATCATCAGACCACGAATCGCCACGCTGCGGAACACTGAACCCGAACGACATCGAATCCACATCCCCACGCTTGATAAGCGTCGACAAGTCACGACCAATCGTCGTGTTCGGCAAATCTGCATCCACCTTCAACCCACGCTCATCCTCAGCAAGACGCAACGTCTTGGCCTTCGTCGTCGCCAACAACATTGACGAATCATGGTTCAGATACATGCGCACATTGTTCTTCGAGCGCAACGACTTCTTGAACGCACCCGGCAAGATTCTTTCGGTGAACGGCAACGGCTCAGAATCAGAATTGAACACTGCCGCATAGCCAGAGAACGACATGCCATCCCCATTGGGGCCTTCACGCAACTCAAACTCGTTGACAGTAAGACGGCGGGTTTCAATGTTCTCGGTCATATCAACTAAGGCTAGTAGATTACTCGCCCTATTTGTCCAGAAACAAATCAGTCATCCGACGCAACACATTCAGATACGCCACCCGACCCTCAGCCTCTTTCACCTTCTCCGCCTGACGTTCAAACCAGCGCAACGCAGGCGACGGATCAAGCGGATCAATACCCCACAAATAGAACGCCACCGCACCAGCACCAGGAAACTCATCATTGTTGGCGTTGCTATTCTTCGGAGCTTCCAGGTCTACCAGGTGTCGTGCTCCCCAAGCGTTTGCACGAACGACCTTATCCTCGCTAATTCTTCCCGCAGCCATCTCACGGGCCTCACGAACAGTTCGAGCCACAAGACCATCACCAGCGAGACCCTGCCCGTAATAGTCCAAACCTTTCCGTGCTGCTTGACGGATGTACACCGGCACATCGAATGACAGTTGACGGTCGTACACGTTCGGCCAGTTGTAAACATCCTCATCGTTGACATCTCCGCTCTGAACTTCCTGCCCAGGGTTCGCATTCGGTGAACCCTCAACCGACTCCCACCTGTTGCAATAGTACGCAGGCGAAACCTGCGCATCCCACAAACGACAATATGTCCGCTCGTAGTAGCCGCAGTTCCCACAGTTATGATTCGCAGGCACATCCGCCGTTGACGCAGGACGATAGTTGTCAGGCAACGCCCTATCTTCCATCTCGTCATCAGGTTCTTCCAACTCGCCGATACGAGTCAACGTCGAGAACTTGTGACCGACAATCACATCAGTGTCTTCCCAACCACCCTCAACTTTTTGATACACCTGAATCAAGGCCACCGGGTCATCCTCGGAGGCTTCCAACTCGAAGTCGGTACCTGGCACCCGCACCGTACCCGAACGGAAGATTTCCTGAATCTCACCACGCGCACGACCACCCGAACTATTCCACGAAACATAATCACCAACCTCCAACGCATCAGGCAACGCCCGCTCACCACCAGGCTCAATACCCTCAGCGACAGACACCGCCACCATCTGATCTATCGCATCCTGCTTCGACCCATGACAACCAATCACTTCACCATCATCCTTGACTGTCGCCCAACCAGCGCAATCAGGAGAAGCATCAGTGACGAAATACGGCATCAGAGCGTCTGCTGCAAATACGAAAGAACATGACCTTCTTTGGTTGACACCGCATACAGACGATCACCCTGACTCAACGTGATAGTGATACGTTCCTGCTTCAACAAAGCCAAACCGTTACTCGTCGTAACAGCAGCACCACCCAAATACATCGTGTCCGTGTTGTCATTGTTTGCAACATGAATCACAATCGGATTACTTGACGAACCATTGATTTGCGTAGCGGCCGTACCAACCGAAACCGTGCCAGAAGAAATACTCATAGCATCAACAATACTTGCAAGTCATCTTCTTCACCTGAGAACGTAATCTCCGCCTGAGCAGACGCACCCAAACGACCCAACGAAACACCACCCCGACCCGACACCACACTCGGCACAAACTCAGACACAACCTCAACAACAGACTCAGAAACAACAGCCTTGACCTTCTGCTTCCTGCGACGCGGCACCAGATACGGATTCGGAGCACCACCACCCTGCACCGGCGTAACATCACCAACCGTCGCACGCGCAACCAACGCACCCAACGCAGCCGACCCAGTCGCCGTATGAGACACCAACGCCACAGCCGACGCAGCAACCCCACCCAACGCAGCCGACGCAGACGAATCATCAGCAACCTGCGCTGAAGCCGACGCAGACAAACCACCCAACGGTGCATCAGCAGAAGCCAGATGGAGAATTGTCGCCGACGCTGACGAAACCAGCCCACCCAACTCCGCCACCAACACAGCGAACTCGGTAACACTCGCTGTCGCAGACGCAGACAACCCGCCAAGCTGCGCCGAAGCAGATGCGCCCTCAATCACATCAGCCGAAGCCGACGCAACCAACCCACCCAACGGAGCATCCAACACCGCAAACTCCGTAACATTCGCCGACGCTGATCCACTCAACCCACCGAGCGCAGCAGTAGCCGACGCCACATGCGTCACCGTCGCCGAAGCCGACGCAGACACCCCACCCAACGGAGCATCAGCAACAGCCAACACAGTCGGCACAACCACCGCAGACGCAGACGCCGACAACCCACCCAACGCCGCGTCAGCATCAGCCAGGTGAGTCACCGTCGCCGAAGCACTCGACGCCAAACCACCCAACGGTGCAGCCAACGTCGCCGAAACAATATTCACCACCTGCGCCGAAGCCGACGCACTCAACGCACCCAACGCAGCCGACCCAGTCGCAAGATGCTTCACCGTCGCCGACACCGATGTCGTGATACCACCCAACGCCGCAGCAGCAGTTGCCGTCACCGGCGCATCAGCAAACGAAAACTCGAAATAGACAGAACTACCTTGAGCAGGCGCAATACCACCTGTTGGAGTTACCGCAGCAACATTCGCCGACGCACTCTGACGATACGTTTGAAACCCTGCGTCAGTACCAGTCGTGGTCGTCGCAACAGTACCCACCGTGTAACCAGAAGCAGCAGTCGGAAATGTTGTGTTGTCGGCCTTCGACATAAACACAATCGCCAAACGATTTCCACCAGACACCGTGATCGCAGGCAACTCAGGGTTCGCCAACGCAGACAACGCAGTCTGCGCAAACTCATCAAACGGATTACCAGTAGTGATTGCACCACGAATCACATACGCCCGACCAGCCCAACACGTATCCGTACCCGTATCCCAGCTCGCTGGACGAGTAATCGTTACCGTAGAACCAAGCGAAGCATTAGATGTTGCACGCGCCCACCAACACGCATGCTCTTCATCAATCGGGTTACCAGCAGTGACGTTCGGAGAGTTCTTCGTCCACGGCGAAGCCAACGACTGCGTGTTCGTACCAGTCGTAGTATTCGGAACCCAACCAACCGTATTGATGACAACGATGTCATTCGTGTCATATGCAGGCAGCGTAATAACAAGGTTGCCGGTCGTAACGGCAGCAATATCACCTTGCGCTTGAAGTGTTGGAGCGGCCATCGCCGACTCCTAAATTAGGACGCGAGCGTCAGAGAGACGGTCAAGTTCCCCGAAGTGATCGTGTACGTATCGCCAGCAACATAAGCGTTCGCCGTAATAGTTCCAGAGAACAAAAAGTTTCCAGACGTAGAAGCATCCCACGCAGCGAAATGAGTTGCGTCCTGCGAACCAGCAATGTTCGTCCAAGTCACATCCGCATCCGAAGCCATCGAACCGCCCGACGCAGCAGCAAACGAAACAGACTTACGAGTTGTCTCCGTCGCGGCATTCGATGTACCAGCAGCACCAGGATCACCAACAGCGAGAGAAATGTATGCGGTGCCAACAGCGAACGAAGCGTTGTTGCCGACAGCGTCAAGCCACTTGTTCGCCAAATATGAAGATATGCCTACAGCCATTAGTCGTCAGTCCTCTCGGTGATTGATTTTGTCCTACCATCCTCATCCCGTTCAACGGTACGAGTGATAGTACGAGGCTCAGGCACGTTCACAATAGGTGCAGGGAAGTGGGCCACAGGCGTCGGAACATTCACAATCGGAGCCTCAACATTCACAATCGGGGCAGGAATCGTGATACGCATAGAACCATCCGAAGCAGCCTCAATCGAACGGGAACCCGAATCATAAACCGCTGCAGGGTTCGCAGGGTCAATCGCCGACACAGGCTGAAGAGCTGCAGTCGGCACACCAGTGTGCTCAATATCCTGCATATCCAAAGCCTTCAACACGGCAGCCGGCTGAAACCCTGACGCAATCAGACGTTGCGCAATCACCGACTTACGCTCCAACTCAGCAAGGTTCGCCGCCTGAATATCGATATTCGTCAACGGCACCCGATACACATCTCCGCCCTCAATCGGTGACATGTCCTCCAGGCGACGCACATCATTCACCGACATGTAGCCGTTCGCAAGACCAGTAGCGAACGAAGCGTTACGAGCCGCAATATCGCCACGCAACAACCCAGCAGTAGAGAAACGGATGAACGCACGACCCGCCAACAACACACTGTACTCACCCTCAATTTTTGACAAATATGGTGTGAGTGTGTGCTGCAAGAAATGCAACTGATTCGCCTCAACCGACGCATACGACATCGCACCAGGCGTAGTCACACCAATCATCGAAGGAGGCACACGGAAGATGCGTGCAATCTCCTCAACGGAAAACTGACGCGACTCCAAGAACTGTGACTCGTTCGGATCAACACCCGTCTTCTGGAATGTTGCACCACCAAACAAAATGCCTGGACGATGCGAACGACGCAAACCTTTGTGGCCATCCTCAAAAGCGTCAACAAGATTCTTTGCCTGCTCACGCGACAAGTTCCCAGGGAACTGAATGATGCCAGTCGTAGACGAACCCTGACCAAAGAACCGTGCAGCGAACTCCTCCAACGCACGAGCCAGACCAAGCTCTTCCTTCACCAAATCAATACGCGACTTGCCACGCAACTCACCCGGCAGAGTCAAATCTTTGATGTGGATCATGTCCACATCCTCGATACGGTCACGAGCGTCATACACGTAGAACAAGCGACCCGACCCGTCACGGCGAACCTCAACACGTTGCGGATTCAACACCGACAACGCCAACACATCCCCAGCCTCATCACGGATGATGCGCGTAAACGAGTTGCCATTCAACAGCAGCGAAACAAGCAACTGCTGAAAGTGGTCTTCGCGTGTGACTCCGATGTCGGGTGCATCCAACCAGACAGGACGAGGACGATACTGCAACCGCACACCATCCTGGCGTATGTACGAATCCACTGGCAAAGTTGAAATCGTGTCAGCAATCAAACGCACACATGCGTACACTGCACCAATCTTCAACGAATCTTCTTGCGTTACATACGTCCCCGAATTAGTCGTGAAGGTAAATCCGTCACCAAGTGCGAACAGCGACTGATACGAAATCGCACGCTCCTCCTCAGCACGCTTCGTCAGACGGTCAATAATCACTTGTCATCCTTCACAACTCTCGACATCGCAAACGCAGACACCAAACACGCAACACCAATCACGGCCATACCAAACGCTGGGGACACCAGCCACGCCGCACCAATCAAACATCCCAAACCGACCAGCTCCAATACAAAGACTCGCATACGTCCTCCTAGGTTACTTCAGTTATCCAAACAGTCTAGGCACACCTGCGAGCCCGAAACTCAACCATCAATGAATCCTGCTTTGATGAATTGCAAGTACCGCACAGGGATTGCAGATTGCCGATTGAATGCCGACCGCCTCGATTTAGAGGAACTATGTGATCCAAAGTCAGATTCTTTTGAGAGCCACAAACCGCACATTCCTTGGATTTGAGTCGCCTAATCTCCTTCGGCAGAATGTCGTAGACCCCGTTTTGACGCTTCAGTGCTCGGCGTTTGTGATGTTGAAGTTTTCTCCTATCGGGATTATTGCGAGCCCAAGCCCTGGCCCTACTGCTTGCTACTTCCCGATTTTTTTCTGCCCACATCCTGGATCTCTGCCTATCCGGTTCGGGATTCGACAAACGAACAGCACGAATCTTTGACTTTGCGTATTCAGAATTATTTTTGTACCAACGCTGTGAACGTCCTCGTGTACAAGATTTGCATTCGTAGGCGTGGCCGTCTTTTGCGTCAATGCGTTTATGGAAATCAGAAAGAGTTTTTACTTCTTTGCATTTTTTGCATGTCTTGCTGGTCATACGACAAAGAACCCAGGCACGGGTTCCTCCACAGGTTTCATCGTCGCCCGGTCGGCAGCCATTGCTAAAGCAATCACAGCGTCAATCTTACGCTTCGACTTTCCTTTGCTGAGCGTCCATCCCGAATCTCTCATTCGCTGCGCAGCAGAGAGCACCTGATCGGTGAACACAGGATTCCCATCATGAGCCAGCTTCTGATTCACAATCAACTCGTACAGATTGCCGCACGCAGGAATCATCCGCTGCGGAGACTGAGCGAACTCCACCATCGGAAACCCGTCCTCAGCCAGGGCTTCAGCCGAGCGTTGAAAGAACGCTGGGTCATACGCAATCTCCTGCACATTGAACTTCTGCGTCAACTCACGCAGATACGACTCAACCGCACCAACGTCCATGATGCCGCCATCAGGCAACCAAATCTTGGACACGGCCACCAGACGCTCACCATTGAAGCCACAATGCACCACAGCAATCGAATCGTGCTTGAGTGCCATATCCACACCCACCCACACCGTGTCACCATCTGAGAGCGTCTCATCAGACCGACACAACTCCCACGCACCCTGCGGCAACCACGAGTCGGCTGCAGTACGAACCCACTGGTTGAGGCGATACCTGCGCACCGCAACCTCAGAGGTTTGACGCACCGCAATCTCCATGTCCTCCGGGTCAAGCAACCCTTCAGCAATGTTCGGATTCGCATCAGCCCACGCCTGACGGTCGCCCAAGTCGCAACCCTCCGCAGCCTCCCACCACCAAAATCCGAACGTCTCATCCTGAATCTCGCCGCGACACACCTTCTGGCCGTAACTGTAAAGAGTTCCACAAATGCTCGACATGTCATACCCGGCAGTCGTAATCGCCACAATCTGCGGATCACGACGAGCACCCGAACCCAACGTCAACGCATCCCACAACTCCGAGTTCGGCTGCACATGCAACTCATCAAACACCACCGTGCTTGGATTCAAACCTTGCTGAAGTTTCGCATCACTCGACAACACCCGATAGATGCTGTGCGTCGAAGGAACCTCAATCACATCCCGATACACCTTGCAAATCCCGCTCAACGCAGGCGACTGCTGCACCTGCCACTTCGCCTCATCAAACACCACCCGCGCCTGGCGTCTATCACCAGCAGCCGAATACACCTCAGCACCATGCTCACCCTCAATCAGGCCATACAACGCAATCAGCGAACCGAGCAACGACTTCCCGTTCTTGCGACCCAACCCAATCACCGAACGCTTATAGCGAAGCATCCCATCGTTACGACGCTCAAAGAGATTCTCAATCAACTGCTTCTGCCAAGCCGTCAACACCAACGGCTCACCAGCACGCATCCCTTTGGACACATGCATAAAAGTCTCCGCAAAATCGGCGACCTTATGCCCGTCAGTCCTCGGATACCTCCACGGCGTCGACCACCTTGGTGTTACGGCGACGGAATTGGTCAAGTTCATTTGCAACCCTTATCTCGGCGAGACCGAGTCTTGCTCGGTCAGATGGTGTAAATCCTAACAGTGACAACCATGCTGTGATCTGCGCATTCAATTCCGACTTCTGCTTCACCAACGGATGCGTCACCAACTGGCCGTTCGCCGTCTCATAAAACCAGCGACCCACATCCACACCAAGCCAAGCCTCAATCCGAGCCACATTCTCAAACGCGATACACAACCGCTCGACAAGAGCAGCGTCATGCTTCTCGCTCAGATGCCTGCGACCCGCATCCCAAAACATCAGCCAGTAGGCAGCACCGAATTCGCTCAAAGTCTTAGGAGGCTGAGGCAACTCGCCATCTTTGATGACAGCCAGGGCAAACTCTG